ATCTAACAGCAGATAGAGACGTAACAATTGAAGCAGGAGGAAATATAAATCTTAAAGCAAGTGGTCAATATGCAGGAGATAAAACACTTAAAGGTCCTTTAAAAGATGATGGTAGTTTAGAAAAATTAGGAAGAATACAATTAGAATCAAATGCAGAAACAAGTTTACTTGTGGGAAATGGAATGTATATTACAACAACAGGAAATTTTGAAGCACATACAACAGGTGATATGCTAGTGACTACTTTGGGTGAATTAGATATTAATACGACACAGACAACTAAAATTACATCTGGAGAAAATTTTGAAGTTCTTTCTGTTATAGATAATAAATTAACTGCGGAAAGTGGAAATACTCATATTCATACTGATTTAGAAACAAAAATTACATCAGGAGGAACATCTCATATTAAGTCGGGTGGTGATCATATAGAAACTGCTTCAAATATTCATATGAATGGTCCTGCCGCCGCTGAAGCCGGTTTGGCTCTTGAGGCTGAAAAATCTTTAGAAGTTGTACCACTTACAACTCACAAATTACCTGGACATGAAGAAAACCCAATTTTAGTGCAACGTTCACCACAACATGAACCTTGGAATCAACACGAAAATTTAAATCCATTAGCATTTAAAACTACATTAACAGATAGAGATGCGTATGAAAAAGAAGAAGGACCAATTACAGTTACAAATGATAAAGAATTAACGCCAATACCAGATACTTTTTTAAATACATCAACTAAAGGGTCGAGTTATTAAAGGAGATATATGCCAAAAGTAGCAAGAGGAGATACAACAGATACAGTAGCTACAAATCACGTGTGTACTGGAACAACAACTACAAATGAATGTTCGGGTAACGTATTTGCTAATAATATCGGTGTTGTTCGTAAAACTGATTTAGTTACTACACATACTTGGCCACCATTACCGCCGTGTCCATCTCATTCTCCGCCACTAGACGCGGATTATCAGCCTACAGTATTTGCTAATAATCTAAATGTTGCTACATTAGGTTCAAAATATAATGGATCGGAAGATATTACAACAGGTTCAAGTAACGTTTTTGCAGGAGGTTAAATAATTATATGAGCACAAAAGAAAAAGATTTATATAAACAAATTAGTATTAAGTCTAATGAAAAACCTAAAGCACCGGCTTTTCAAAGGCATTATAAAGGAATTAGTACGGCTAATTCTGATAATAATAGTTTTACACTTCACGACATTGCTTTAATTAAACAAGATTTAATTAATCATTTTCATATTAGGCAGGGAGAAAAATTAGAAAATCCAGAATTTGGGACAATAATATGGGATATTCTTCATGAACCATTAACAGAAAGATTAAAAGAAGTTATAGAAGAAGATGTTTCTAACATAATCAATTTTGACCCAAGAATTCAGGCTGAAGGTATAGCAATTACTTCATATGAAAGTGGTATACAAATTGAATGCAATTTAACCTATCTTCCTTATAATATATCAGAAAGTTTAAGGATGAAATTTGATGAGGCCGCTGGTTTAATTTAGAAATTAACTGGGTAGTTATAGAGAGGAAATAAATATACTTAAAATAGGACATATTAATGATTAGCAGTTTTACATATACACAAAACAATAGTTACACTATTACAACTGTAACTTTAACAGATGGGTCTACGCAAACAATTGTAAGACCAAAAGGGAAATAATGTCATCTACAGATAGACAAAATAGATTATTATTAGCAGAAGATTGGAAAAGAATTTATCAGACTTATAAAAATGCTGAATTTAAAAGTTATGATTTTAATACAATTCGAAGAACTTTAATCACCTATTTAAGACAAAATTATCCAGAAGATTTTAATGATTATATTGAAAGTAGTGAATATCTAGCATTAATAGATATGATTGCATTTTTAAGTCAAAATATTGCTTTTAGAATAGATTTAAATGCAAGAGAAAATTATTTAGAATTAGCAGAAAGAAGAGAATCAATTTTAAGATTAGCAAGATTACTCAGTTATAATGCTACAAGAAATCAAGCGGCAAATGGAATTCTTAAGATAGATGCAATATCAACTACAGAAGATTTATTAGACAGTAATAATTTAAATTTATCAAATCAATCTGTATCATGGAATGATCCTAGTAATGCTAATTGGTACGAACAATTTATAAAAGTTTTAAATGTTGCTTTACCAGTTAATGAAAAATTTGGAAAACCAGTTCGAAAAGAAACAATAGATGGTATACCAACACATCAATATAAATTTACTTCTGTATCAAGTCTTGTACCAGTGTATAGTTTTGCAAAAAATATAGATGGTAAAAATACTGATTTTGAAATAGTTTCAACTACAACAGATGAATTAACTATAACAGAAGAAGCTCCATTAGCCGGAAGACAAACATCTTTAGTACATAGAGATGATGGTAGAGGTAATGGAAGTAATAATACTGGATTCTTTATGCATTTTAGACAAGGTGTTTTAGATTCAGGAGATTATGCAATTGATAATCCTAGTTCAAATCAAGCAGTTGATATAGATTCTACTAATATTAATAATACAGATATTTGGTTGTATTCTGTAAATGAATTTAATATAGAAACCGCACTTTGGGAACAACTTTCATCAACTGAAGGTAATAATGCAATTTATAATAGTACTGCTAAAAATATTAGAAATATATATTCTGTTATTACTAAAACAGATGATAGAGTAAGATTACAATTTTCTGATGGAGTTTTTGGGAATTTACCTCAAGGATCATTTAAAGTTTATTATAGAGTAAGTGATAATAGAAGATTTAAAATAATTCCTGAAGATATGCAAAATATTCAAATTGATATTCCTTATGTTAGTGAAAATAATAAAACAGAAACATTATCATTAACTATGGGATTAAAATATACAGTAGATAATGCAACTACTTCTGAAACAAATGCAGAAATACGTACAAATGCTCCTTCCACTTATTATACACAAAATAGAATGATTACCGGAGAAGATTATAATATTGTACCATTAACAAAAAATCAAGAAATTTTAAAAATTAAAGCTGTCAATAGAACATCAAGTGGTATATCTAGATATTTTGATTTATTAGATGCTACAGGAAAATATAGTAATACTAATTTATATGGTAATGACGGAGTAGTTTATAAAGAAGATGTAGACGATTTAGGTACTTTTACTTTTTCTACACGGACAGACATTGACGGAGTTATTATTAATACTATAGAACCTGGATTGGCGACTAAACGAATTTTTAATTTTTATACTGATAAATTTCCAAAAATTTTATTAACTGATCTTCTTCCTACGTGGACTCAAGTAACTAAAGATACAAATTTAAGTACAGGTTATTTTCAAGATGCAAATGCAACCAAATATGATGTAGGTTCATATACAGCAAGTCAATTAAAATACTTAGAAGCAGGGGCACTTTGTAAATTTGAAGCGCCAGCAGGTTATCATTTTATGTCTGATGGAACATTAATGGCGGGCGATGCCGATCATAGTGGTTCAACTACTTACAAATGGACAGGTGTAGTTAGTGTTTTAGGGGATGGCACAACAAACGATACAGATGGATCAGGCGCAATTAAATTTAATGATATTATTCCAAGCAATGCAATATTAACACAAATTCTTCCAAAATTTAACAAATATCTTACTAATGATATAAAAATTCAATTAATTGATCAAATTTATTCATACAAAACTTTTGCTTTAAGATATGATGTATCATCAAGAAATTGGAAAGTAATTGATGAAAACAATCTTAACATTTATGGTACATTTAGCACAGGAAAAACAGGTGACTCTAGTAATATGCAATTAGATTCTAGTTGGATACTTTTGTTTACCAATAATGGCGAAACATACACTATGACGTCAAGAGGTATGCGTTATATATTTGAAAGTGACAAAGAAATTAGATTCTTTTTTGATAGTGCAGATAGAAATTATGATTATAAAACAGGAAAAACATTACAAGATAAAATTTCTGTATTAAGCATAAACACTGCTCCTGATGTAATAACGCCAATGACTAATGAAGTCGTATTTAATATTACTAAAGAATATAGAGATGTAAATGGTTATGTAGATAGTAAAAAAATAGAATTAACTCATTATGATTCAGATCAAGACGGTATTGTAGATAATCCAACAGCATTTGATGATGTCGTTGCTTCTTCTATTAATCCTCTTACAAAATATATTTTTCAAAAAAGATATACATCATCAAATGTAGAAGATTGGAGATATGTTGATGCAACAACAGAAAGTATTATTGTAAAACAAAATACAAGTGCCATAGGTGCATATAGTACCTATGTTGATGATAGCGTAATTTATCTAGTAGATGAAGATGCATTTAAAATAGTAAACGGTACTTCTAATACACTTACGGATACAACTGATTATAAACAACATATAGGTCGAGATAAACTTAAATTTCAATACGTACATACTGTGGATGGTGATACTAGATTAGATCCTAGTTCAACTAATATTATGGATTTATATGTAGTAACTAAAACTTATAATACTAATTTTAGACAATGGTTAGATGGTACACTTTCTATAAAACCTTTACCTCCTAGTAGTTCTAGTTTATTCAATAATTATGGTACAGAACTTGCTTCAGTAAAATCTATTAGTGATGAAATTATATATCATCCTGTAAAATATAAAATTTTATTTGGATCACAAGCAGAAACTAATTTTCAGGCTTCATTTAAAATTGTTAAAAATGTAGGTGAAGTAACTAACGATAGTGATATTAAAAGTAGAATTAAACTTGCTATTGACGAATTTTTTGCATTAGATAATTGGGATTTTGGGGAAACATTTTATTTCTCAGAATTGAGTGCTTACGTAATGACTCAATTAGCTCCAGATATTTCAATTTTCATTATTGTACCTAATGAAACAACACAAACTTTCGGTAGTCTTTATGAAGTTAAATCTGAAAGTGATGAAATCTTTGTTAGTGGGACAACGTTAGATAATATAGAAATTATAGATGCTGTAACGGCGGCTAAAATTAAATCATCTGGCAAAGTTGTATCGTCAACATCCTCGACCAGTACTGGAGTGGTGAGTTCAACAGGAGCCAGTAGTGGAAGTGGATACTAATGGCATACGATAAAAATCAAAAAGAATATCCTTTACCTGCAGGATCAGATCCCAAAAAGCGTCAGACAGCGGCATTCTTACCTAAGTATTTTAGAACACCTGTAAATGAAAAATTTCTTCATAGTACTGTAGATCAATTATTATCACCAGGATCGGTACAAAAATTAAGTGCTTATTATGGTAGAAAAAGTAGTAAAGCATATACTACTAGTGATGTTTATGTACCTGAAGTATCATCTGATAGAGAAAATTATAAATTAGAACCAGGAACAGTAATCAAAGATGATTTAGATAATACGATTTTTTATAAAGATTATATTGATTATATTAATCAAATTAAAGCGTTAGGTGGTAATGTAGATAATCATAGCATTCTTAATAAACAAGAATTTTATGCTTGGGCTCCTCATATACATTGGGACAAATTTTATAATTTTAGAGAATATTATTGGATGACATACGGTCCATTGACTGTAAGTGTTACCGGACAACAAGAAAATGTTCAAAGTACCTATACTGTAGAAATTAAAAACAATGTAGATAGTTATGCATATTTGTTTACCCCAGATGGGTTAACTCAAAATCCTAGTTTAAAATTATATAGAGGTCAAACTTATAATTTTGATATATCAACACAAGGTTTACCTTTTACAATTAAAACTGTTAGATCTTTAAGTAGTGATTATCTTTATAATGACGGAGTTTCTGCACAAAACGTAGAATCAGGAACAGTAACTTTTACAGTACCTATAAACGCACCTGATCTTTTATATTATGGTAGTGCTAATGATATTAATGTATTTGGTGAATTTAAAATTTATAATATTAGTGAAAACACTTCTATAAATGTAGATGCAGATTTTATAGGTAAAAAAACTTATATTTTTGAAGATGGTACAAAACTTTCAAATGGAATGAAAGTTAATTTTAGAGGAAATGTAACACCAGACAAATATAAAACAGATGAATGGTATGTTGAAGGTGTAGGAGAATCTATTAAATTAATTAAAGATAAAGATTTAGAAATTCCTAGTGTATATTCTCAAACTTTTGAAGTTCCTTTTGATTCTCAAAAATTTGATAGAGTAGGGTTTGGAACAGCAACAACATATGCAGTTGTAAAAGATTATATTGTAATTAATAAGTCTTCATCAGATAAAAACCCTTGGTCACGTTATAATAGATGGACACATAAATCAGTTATAGAAACAAGTGCAATAATTAATAAAGAAATTCCTACATTTGATGAAACATTAAGAGCACAACGTCCTATTATAGAATTTGAGGCAGGATTAAAATTACATCAATTTGGTACTGGTGCTAAAGACAATGTTACTTTAATAGATACAAAAACAACTGATGTAATGTCTGATATAGAAGGGTCAACAGGATATTATGTAGATGGTACATTACTGGCACATGGTACGAGGTTATTAGTTACTGCTGATACTGACTCAACTGTTAATAATAAAATTTATGATGTAAACATTATAGATTTTACTGTAGATGATGTGGTTACAAAACAAATTGCTCTTAAAGAAGCTACGGACACCACTCCAACTACTAATGATGTTGTGTTAGTTAAAAATGGAACTGTTAATAGTGGAAAAATGTATTATTATACAGGTTCTAAATGGAAAGTAACTCAAGCTAAAACTAAAGTTAATGAGTCTCCTAAATTTGATTTATTTGATGATAGTGGTATTAGTTTTTCAGATTCATCTACATATACAAGTACTAATTTTTTCGGAAATAAAATTTTTAGTTATAAAGAAGGTACAGGAAGTAATGATACAGAATTAGGATTTCCTTTAACATATCAAAATGTTTCTAATATAGGAGATATTGTTTTTGATTTTAATTTAATTAATGAGACATTTTCTTATCAATCTGGGGATACTGTATTAACAACAAATACTAATTCAGGATTATTAAGAAAATATTCAGATTTAACTACTTTTAAAGTTGTGTCTGGCTGGGAAACTGCTGATGTTAAAAGTTATCAAAGAGTTATTAGACAATATGATGTATCTACTCTAGTTAATGATTTTGCAGTAGATGTATATGATAAAAGTGGTGATATAAATGACCTAGATGTTACAGTTTTTGTTAATCATAAAATTAAAAAATTAACAACTGATTATGCTATTAATAGAATTAATAGTATAGCATATATAAGATTTACAAAAGATTTAACTGCTGGAGACATAGTTCATTTAAAAACAAAAAGTGCCACAATAAAAAATAAAAATGGATATTACGAATTTCCTAAAAATCTTGAGTCTAATCCATTAAATGATAAATTGTCTACATTTACTTTAGGCCAAGTAGGAGATCACGTAAATTCAATGGTAGATGAAGTTCCAGGATTTGAAGGATCGTTTCCAGGTAGCAATAATTTAAGAGATTTAGGTAATGTATCTAAATATGGAAGAAAATTTCTACAACATTCTGGATTAATAAATCTTGCTTTATATCATATTTGTAATAAAGAAGCCAATATTGTTAAAGCAATAAGACATTCTCAACATGAATACACAAAATTTAAAAGGTTATTTGTTGAACAAGCAAAAAATTTAGGATTTGACGGCACACCAGCTCAAATGGTCGATGAAGTAATTAAAAGACTGAATAAAAATAAAAGAAAAATTACATATCCTTTTTATTTTACAGATATGATAGGATATGGTGGAGCAAAGAAAACAACATTTACAATTACAGATCCAGGTAATCCATATTATCAATTAACAAATGTATTTTCATTAGATGAATTAAGTTCAAAATCTATATTAATTTATAAAAATGATACACAATTATTGCATGATACAGATTACACATTTACAACAGAAGGATTTATAAAAATTAAATCTACTTTAATATTAAATGATATTCTTACTATTGTTGAATATGAATCAACAAATGGTTGCTTTATTCCTGCAACACCAACAAAATTAGGTTTATATCCTAAATTTATACCATCAAAATATAGTGACACTACAGCAATAACTCCAGTCAATGTGATTCAAGGTCATGATGGAAATATTAGTGTTGCGTATGATGATTATAGAGATGATTTATTATTAGAATTAGAAAAAAGAATTTACAATAATATTAAAGTAAAATATGATACAGAAATATTTAATTTAACAGATTTTGTTCCGGGAGAATATAGAAAAACAGATTATTCTTTAAGTGCTATCAATAAAAGTTTATTAATAGATTTTACTAATTGGTTATCATATGTAGATAATGTCGATTATACAACAAATTCATATCATAGTGGAACTGATTCGTTTACTTACAATTATGGATATATGTCTAGTCCAGATGGAAATCCTTTGTTAGGACACTGGAGAGGTGTTTATAAACACGCTTATGATACAGATAGACCACATACACATCCTTGGGAGATGTTAGGTTTTGTGGAAAAACCAACTTGGTGGGACACTACATATGGGTCAGCTCCTTATACTAGTGATAATTTAATTTTATGGCAAGATTTACAAGACGGTGTAATTAGAGAACCTGATAAAAATGTTGTAATAAAAGATGATTATAAAAGACCAGATTTATTAAAACATATTCCTGTTAATTCTTCAGGAGAAGTTATAAGTCCTCTTGATAGTAATTTTGCTCAGGAGTATGTTCAAGAATTTACTCGAAATCCTTTTAAATTTGGTGATCATTCTCCAGTGGAAAATGCTTGGAGAAGAAGTTCGGATTACCCTTTTGCAATTATAACAGCATGGTTAGTAAATCAACCAAGTCATGTTATGTCTTTAGGATTTGATAGATCAAGAGTAATTAGAAATAGTGCAAAACAAATTGTATATAAAGATACAAGTTCTAGATTTAAATTAGCTAATTTAAAATTTCCAAATTCAGTTAATGATAAAACAGTAGTGCATACATCAGGTTTAATAAATTATATTTTTGAATACATTGAAACTGACGTATTAACAAATTATACTGATTACAGAAATAATGTTAAAAAAATTACTAATCAATTAGGATTTAAAATTCGTGGTTATACTAAAAAAGACAAATTTAAATTATTATTAGATAGTAAATCTCCTACAAATACAGGTAGCGTATTTGTACCAGATGAAAATTATCAAATCATTTATAATACAAGTTCTCCTATAGATGTATTAACTTACAGTGGATTGATTATAGAAAAATTAACATCTGGATTTACAATTAAAGGTTATGATAAAAATGATCCAACTCTTAAATATTTTGCACCTATAACAAAATCAATGGATCCAGAATTTACAATAGGAGGTATAAGTGCTTCTTATGTTAATTGGGCAGAAAATAAAAGATATGATGTAGGAATGATTGCAAAATTTAGTAATGATTTTTATTCTACAAAAGAACAACATATGTCGGGTACAACATTTGATGATACAAAATTTATTTTATTAAAAGAGTTACCTGTTGAAGGAGGATCTTCAGCAAGATTTTCTCAAAATTTCGAAACTACTACATCTGAAATTGCATATGGTACTTTGTTTAGAAAAATTCAAGATGTTGTTGATTTTATTTTAGGTTATGGAAAATATCTTGAATCTAAAGGTTTTCAATTTAATGAATTTAATCGTGATATAGGTTCTGTTGCTAATTGGCAATTGAGTGCTAAAGAATTTTTATTCTGGACTACACAGAATTGGGGAGAAGGATCAGTTATATCTTTAAGTCCATTAGCTAATAAATTAACGTTAAAAACAGAATATAGTGTAGGAGATAATGTATTTGATAATTTTTATGACTATACATTATTTAAAGAAGATGGAACTAAATTTGATAAAGAATTTATAAGAGTAGTAAAAAAATATAATGACTATGAATTGTTAACTAAAAATACTATTAATGGAATTTATTATGCTAAGATTCCTTTAGTTCAAAAAGAACACGTTGCATTAATTGATAATACAACTGTATTCAATGATACAATATATAATCCAGAGACAGGTTATAGACAAGATAGAATAAAAATTCTTGGTTATATTACAGAAGACTGGTCAGGTGGATTAAACATTCCAGGATTTATTTACGACCACGCTCTAGTTGTTGATTGGGTACCTTATACTGATTATGCAATGAGTGATTTAGTTAAACATAAAGAATATTATTATACTGCTAGAAATAAAATAAAAGGATCAGCTACTTTTGATGATGAGGAATGGAGCAAATTAGAAGGTAGACCTAAAGCAGATTTATTACCTAATTTTGAATACAAAACTAATCAATTTGCAGATTTTTATGATTTGGATACAGATAATTTTGATTCAAGTCAACAAAGAATGGCACAACATTTAATAGGATATCAAAAAAGACAATACTTACAAAATATAATTAATGATGATGTATCTCAATATAAATTTTATCAAGGATTCATTCAAGACAAAGGAACTAAAAATTCATTAACTAAATTATTTGATGCATTAAGTAGTGCAGATAAAGATAGCGTAGAATTTTATGAAGAATGGGCTATAAGAAAAGGGCATTATGGTGTAACTCAAGGATTTGAAGAAGTAGAATATATTTTAGATGAAAGTAAATTTAGACTTAATCCACAACCTATTGAATTAACTAACACCATAGATTCAACAACTACAGATCTTGTTATAAGACAAAAAGATAATGAAACATATCTTAAACCTGAAGGTTATGCACATACGCCTTTCCCGACCAAATATATTAAAGATACATATTTGCGTACTGCAGGTCCAGTAGATCCTAGTGATATAGATTTTACTATAGCAAATTATGATGATATTTTAACTATGGATACTTCTGTATTAAAAGAAGGAAACTATATATGGATAGGTGATCATAATAATACTTGGAATGTTGTTAAGTTTTCTAACTCTAAACAAAAAATAACTTTAATTACTTTAGATAGTAACAAGTTAGTTAAAGTTACTACACAAAATAATGCAGAAATAACTGTTGGTGAAATTTTTACTATTAGAGTAGGTGACTCTACATACACTTTAAAAGCAAACAAAGTAGAATTAAATGTAATAACTTGTGATGAGAACGAATCAGTTGTAGCTGTAGATCCTGCAGTAGGATATATAAGTCGATTTGTATCATCAAGAATTGCAACTATTAGTGATATAAATTCAAAAATTAATGACAGTGGTTTACAAAGTGATGAGAAATTTTGGGTAGATCAAAATGACAATGAAAAATGGGCTGTATTAAATAATAAATTTGTATATAAAACACACCAAGAAATATCTAATCCTAATGTAACAGTAAACACTTTGTTTGGCCAAGTATTGTCAGCTAATGATTCAAATACTATTTTAGTAGTAGGTGCTCCAAATGAATCTGATGGAAAAGTTTATATTTTTAAAAGACCAAGTGATGCCACAACAGCAACTTTAGTTCAAGCAATTGATTGTCCAACACAAGATTCTATATTGAATAGTTTAGAAGTATTCGATGCTGGTAGCAAATACGGATCTAGCGTAGCAATAAGTTCTGATGGAAAATATCTTATGGTCGGTGCCCCAGAGGCAAGTAATGTTAAAACTTATTACAAAGGAGATTATGATGTAGCAAATACATATGTCATAGGAGACATAGTAAAATATAAACAACAATTATGGAGAGTTGTAAATCCGATATTAGCTGAAGATCCTTCAGTAGACTTTACAACGTTTGACAGTCATGCTCATGCAAAAGAATCAACGTATGATTCAAATACAGGAAATTATGACCTGATAACTAGTATCATTGTAGGAAATTATATTTTTCCAAATACTACTACAGATCACTTATTAATTAGAGCATCATTAGATCAATATCAAGGTACAGCAGTAGGTGATAAGTTACAATTAAAATGGAATGGATTTAATACTTTTGTACCACCAAGTGGTTCTGCGTATGAGCCATTTAATGGCGTAGATGCAAACGTAACAGCAGTACTTACTGGGTCACAAGTAATTCAAGAAAAAATAGATGATATTTTAAATGTACCAGATACTTTAAACAGCCTTTATGGTGGCGAGACTGTTAGTACAGATACAGCAGATGGTACAGTAGCATATGTGCATCAAGAAGGTACACAATCTATAATTTACTTAAAAAATGTTAATGGTAATTTTTCAACTACAGACAGTCTTAAAGCAGGATCTATAAATGTAGGAACTTATATACGAGCATTCACAGAAGATTATGCTTACGTAGGTGGCTGGTGGAAAATAGATGTAGGGGCAACTATTAATACTAGTTTAGGTGCTGAAACAAACCCGTATCTTGTAGTACAAGATATTATTAGACAAGGAATTACTAGAACACTAAATGAATACTTTAATGTTTTAGGAATATCTCAAAATACTCCTTCACCAGGTGTTGTAAGAACATCAGAAATAGGAATTTTATCTTATGAAAAAACTTATAGTATTCAAGGTCAGCCTGTTGTTACAGGTTTAATTACCGATTCAAGATTCTTTTTAAGAGTAGGCCCAGGAGTTATGACTGGCAAAGTTGCTGGAAATACTGTTAATGCTTGGTTAAACACTTTAAGAGATAATCAAAATAGTGTTTTTTCTCCAAGTATAATGGGATTAGATTTTGCTGACATTAATAAAGAGCTTACAATAAATGACGTATGGAATGGTTGGATAACTGTAGATGCTCAAGCAGATAATTTAGGTAATTTTTATGTACCAATAGTTGGCGATAATATAAAAGATGATACATCAGGATCTACAGCAGAAGTCACTTATGTTAAAACAATTGAATTTAATAGATTACAATTATTTCTTAAAAATGCTTCAGGCATTTTCTTTCAAGGAAGTGATGCAGGTGCTCCAACTGATATAATTTTATTAGGAACACCAAATAGAAAAGTAGGAGTTCTTAAAGAAGCTCAAATAGATACATTAGGTCAAGGAGGACCATACTTTGTATTTGATTCTGGAAAAACATTAAAATCAACAACTTTAGCAGATATAGAAGTAAGACATTTTGATTTAGAATATTGGTTCTGGGATGAATCTACATTAGATGGTGTGGCAAGAACTGCTGAAATACCTGGAAATACTAATAAAAATTATCTTCAAGTATACAACATTATTGCAGGAGACGGATATAAAAGTGCTAAAAGTAATCAAGGAGCATATGTAATTTATGAACTTGGTACAAGTGGAGACTTTGAATACAATGGTACTTACATAGTACCTGATACTAAAGATAATTTAGGATTAGGTAGTAAAATAGAAATAAGAAAAGTAGGTGATGAAACTGTTGCTTATGTAGGAGCTAAAGGTAATTTAATATCTAATAATGCTGGAAAAATTTATTTTATTAAAAAAAGTAATACTAAAAATTGGTGGTTAGGAACAAATGAATTATATATGGGTGTGTTCGATCCAACCCTTACATATGCTGAAGGAGATTTAGTAATTTATAATTTAGAATTATACAAAGCAAAAACTAATCTTTCACCAAATGCTTGGGACGAAAGTTTTTGGACTCTACAAAGTACTGGTACAGATTATCTTGGTTATGTTCCTAATGATACAGGATTAACATTAGAAGGTGATTCAACTCTAAATCAAAGTAATTTAGTAATGTTTGGAGAACAATTCGATATAAATTCAACAGGAACAGTTATTGTATCTAATTTATTATACGGTAATGATGCACAAAAAGTTGCTGTATATAGATTACAAAATGGTTATTATACATATTCTCAAACTATTACTACTCCAGAAGATTCTTCACCTAATATTAATTTTGCTAATAGTGTAAGCATATCTAAGGATGGTACAATAATAGCTATAGGTAGTCCGAAAAAAGATTTTGTTAATTCTGTAGATGCAGGAATAGTTTATACATATCTTCAACAAGACGGTGTATTTGTATTAAATCAAAGTTTAGTAAGTCCTGATAGTGAAAATTCAGAAAACTTTGGTCATCAGTTAGGATTTGATGGCACTACTTTAGCAGTTACAAGTCTAAAAGGAGATATGCAAGTTAATACAGCATTTGATTCTACAACTACAATTTTTGATACAGGAGCAACAACATTTTACAAAATAATGTCTGATAGTGGCGTAGTTCATTTATTTGAAATATCAGGAAATTCTTTATTATACGCTGAAAAATTTGCATATGCTAATGATGGTATTGTAGAATTTGGAAATAATTTGTTGGTTAAAGATAATCACATTTATGTAGGATTGCCTTCACTTACGTTACCTGATAAGAATGCAGGAACAATAGTAGATTTTAGAAAAACTAAAGGAGCCACAAGTTGGACACAAACAGCCGAAGGTGTAGATCAAGTAGATGTTGATAAAATTAAAAGTGTGTTCATTTATAATAAAAGAACAAATGTTGTTACTACTAATTTAGATTATATTGATCCTGTGTTAGGTAAAATACCAGGTGTTGCTGAAGAAGAATTATATTATAAAACTTATTATGATCCAGCAGTTTATAATACTGCGACTGCAAGTGTTGTAATAGATGAAAATAATTATTGGGCGTCAGAACAAGTAGGAAGACTTTGGTGGGATTTAAGTACTGCAAAATATTATTATCCTTATCAAAGTAATATTATATTCAACAATAATTATTGGAATAAACAATTTGTAGGATCATCTATTGATGTATATGAGTGGGTAGAATCAGATTACAAACCTAGTGAATGGGATCAATATAAAGATACTTCTGAAGGTGTAGCTTTAGGTATAACTGGAACAACAAAATATGTAGATAATGCATATGTAACTAGAAATGTTTACGATAAAATAGCTCAAACAACTACATCTAAATATTATTATTGGGTAAAAAATAAACAATCAGTACCAGAACTTGAATATAGAAATCTTAGTGCAGAATCTATTGCTAAACTTATAGATAATCCTAAAGGTCAAGGTTACAAATATGTTACATTTTTTAGTAATAATAAATTTGCACTAGTTAATTGTGATTCACAATTGGATGGTTTAGATTCTGTTCTTAATGTTCGTTATTGGACAATAGCTAATCAAGAACTTAATATTCATAATGAATATCAAATTATGGCGGAAGGATTAGAAACTAGTATGCCTTCTAAAGAAATAGAAAAAGTTTGGTTTAATAGTTTAATTGGATATGATGAAAACTTTAATAGTGTACCTGATAAAGGTTTAAGTCCTAAACTTAGATATGGAACTTTACACAAACCTAGACAAGGATGGTTTATTAATCATCAAGAAGCATTTAAACAAGTAATAGAAAAAATTAATTCTGTATTATTAACTCATTTAATTGTAGATGAATTAGATTTATCTCCTTTAACAAAATCTGATCCTTTACCTTCAACATATACTAGACTTTATGATAAAACAGTAGATGTAGTAGGAGATTTAGACTTTGTAGGAGTTAGCCAAGTTAAACAGGCATCTTTAATGCCAATTATTAAAAATGGAAAAGTTACTTCTGTATCTATTCTTGATTCAGGTAAAGCATATAAAACTGTTCCTACGTATGAAATTATAGGTGATAATGGAAAAGGTGCAGTAATAGAATTAGCAATTGATGGTGATGGAAAAATTACTAGTGCAATTGTGAAAGCTTCTGGAGAAAATTATACTGCGGCGGCAAAAATTGTTGTTAGAAAATTTAGTGTACTTGTAAGCAGTGATATTGGAATTGCTGGTAAGTGGGCAATACATTCATATGACGCAGATTTAAGTAGTTGGAATAGAACATCATCACAAAAATATAATGTTGATCTTTATTGGAAATATGTTGATTGGTATGATGTCGGATACAACCAATTTACAGTAATAGATTATGCTATTAGTCAATCATATTTGTTAGATTCTTTATCTGATGAAGTAGGAGATATAGTAAAAATTGAAAATATAGGATCTGGTGGATGGTTAATATTAGAAAAAATAGATGATCAACCTAATGTAGATTATACTGTAAATTATAAAACTGTTGGAAGACAAAATGGTACAATTGCATTTGAAGATTCTTTATATAATTTTACTTCAAGCACTGTAGGATATGAATCAACTAGTTATGATACTGTATTGTATGATCGACAACCAGTAATAGAAGCAAGAACAATTTTAGAAACTTTACGAGATAAAATATTTGTTGATGATTTAAAAGTAGAATATAACAAACTTTTCTTTTCTAGTTTAAGATATGCATTTAGCGAAAATAAATTAATAGATTTTGCATTTAAAACAAGTTTTGTAAAGGCAAAACACAATGTAGGTGACCTTAAACAAAAAGTTACTTACCAAAATGATAATCTTTCTAGTTTTGAAGATTATATTAAAGAAGCTAAACCTTATAAAACTAACGTTAGAGAATATGTAAGTTCTTATGAAGAAATGCAACCATCTAGTTCAGTTGTTACTGACTTTGATTTAGCACCTGCTTATAATGATCTTAAACAAATAGAACCTAATACTGCAAAAGTTATAGATAGTGCTTTAGTAGGTACTCAAAAAATTATAAGTTATCCTGCTAAACATTGGTTAAACAATGTTGGATTTAAAATTACATCAATTAATGTAGGAAGTGCAGGTGACGGTTATACTAATGCACCGGTAGTTAATATAACAGGAGGTGGTGGATCAGGTGCTACTGCTGTATCATATATTAATAATGGAAAAGTTACTTCTATAGAAATTACTAAAGAAGGTGAAGGATATCTTTCAGCTCCTACAGTTACTTTACAAGGAGGAACTCTTGGAACAACAGCTAGAGCAAGTGCTGTATTAGGAAGTTCATTAGTTAAATCTACTCATCTTACTGTTAAGTTCGATAGAACTACAGGAACATTTTTAATAACTTCATTAGCAAGAACAGAAACATTTACAGGAAATAATTCTAAACTGGATTATTATTTAAAATGGCCAATGGATTTAAAATCTAATACAATTAAAGTAACTGTCAATAATGTAGAAAGTTTAACAAGTGAATATACTTTTACTAATATATTAGATAAAACTAAAGAATACAATAGATACATAGGACATATTCAATTTACTTTGCCTCCTGCTAATCTTCATGCTATTAAAGTAGAATATACAATAGATGCATTTGTGTTACAAGCTCAAGACAGAATTACTCTTTTCTATAAACCAACTGAAGGAATGCCTGGTAATCAATTAGCACAAATTTTAGATGGAATAGATTATGGAGGTGTGGAAGTTAGAGCTTTAGGATTTGACACTTCTACAGGTTGGGATAGTGATCCTTATATGAGCGGATCATGGGATACTTATGATACAGCTTATGAAGATGAAGTTTTAAGAATGGATGGTAGTACTAATGTTATTACGTTAAGCAAACCTTTAGAATCAGGAGTAGTTTATAATGTTTATAAAAATGGAATTAGAATAGATGATCCTAATTATGGAACATCAACTCCAGTGACTAATACAAATGCAATGATTCAAAGTATTACAGGAGATGATTCTACTCAAAGTATTGCTTTTGATACTGTACCTACAGTTGATGGTGATATAATTGTAGTAAGAAAATCTACTAGTGATGGTAGTTTCTTACCAGATCCAGGTGACTATGATACTTTATTAGAAGGAGGAGATTTAGCATATTCAACTGCAACAGGATTAAAAGCAGAAGACATTATAGTAGAAGGTGATGATTTTGTATCACCTACTACATCTAAAGGTCCAGAAGAATTTATACCAGGACAAGTTCTTGATACTGTAGATATTCAAGTTTATGATAAAGGAGGAGAAACTGGAAGTAAAATTAATAGTTACAATTACATAGGTGATGGAGTAAATGAAGCATTTTTCTTTGATGAATATCCTCAAAGTGCTAATGCTATATTTGTTACAGTAGATAATATTTTGCAAGAATCTAATTTATATACTGTAAATTATCAAAATAAAAAAATAGACTTTGTAACCGCGCCAGGATTAAATTCTAAAGTTAATTTTATTACAATGAGTAACAATGGAGAAAAAATACTTGACTTTGATACATTTACCGCAGATGGTAGTACTACAGATTTTGTAACAAGAGCAGTATGGATTCCTAATAGTATTAATACGTTTGTTAGAGTGAATGGTCAAGTTGTTTCATATACAATTTTCGAATCAGATAGTTCTTATGCACTTCAAAACAGAGTAGTTGTAAGATTTGCAACTGCTCCAGTACAAAATGATGTTGTTAGTATAGTTGTATATGCAAGTACTAGTCAAACTTTTAGTGAAGTTACTCAAGATAATTTTGTTGGTGATGGTAGTACTAATACATTCCAATTAAGTCAAACACCTTTTAATAAAAAACCTTTATCATATAATGTTGTTGTTAAAGTAGGAGATAAAATTCTTAATGCAGGATTTAATAAAGTATTCACAATAGATAATAATAGAGAATATGAATTTGAAACTTGGCAACAATTACCTGGTACAATACTTCCTGCAGATGTAAGAGCATTTCTTAATGGTGTAGAAATATCTCAAGGATCTCAATATATATGGAATGCTGGAACTTCTAGTATAACACTTATTACAGGAGTAGGAGAAATAGGTGATACACTTAAAGTTTTTGGAATGTCAAATGGTGATTATACTTTAAATGAAACTACAGGTGTAGTTACTATTAATAATGCTCCTGCACAAAGTGAAACTATTACAGTATATCAATTTAGTAATCATGATATAGCTAAAATAGAAAGAATTAATTATGACGTAGTTGCAAGATTATCTATTACTGTAGGTACAGATGATTATTATCTATATCAACAATTAACAAATGGACTTATAAAATTAAGACAATTGGCTGAAGATGCTCAATATGTTTGGGTTTCAGTTAATGGAGATATGTTAGCACCTAGTGTAGATTATAAAGTAACTAATGATCAAATGTATCTAAAAATAAACAGACGATTAGCTAAAGATGATGTTATAGATATTGTACA